TTTTCCTAACGCTGCGCATGATGACTTGGCTGACACGGCTGTTATGGCCATTACAAGGTTTCGACAAGGCGGCTTCTTAAGATTAGAATCCGATGAACAGGACGAGCCTTTGTCCTTCCGGCGTAGAGCCGCATTTTATTGAGGATTGATATGGCAACGAACAGCATGGTCCCTTCTATTTCACAGCCACCTTTGGGTTTGGATTTAGAGGGCATTATTCAAGACGACACTCCGGCCTTTGAGATTACGATTGAAAACCCAGAGGGTGTTCAGATTGGCATCGACGGACTTGAAATTGATTTGATGCCTCAAGAGGATGAGGGGGCTGATGAGTTTGGTTCTAACTTGGCTGAGTTCATGGATGATGGCGAGCTGGAAAAGCTGGGCTCTGATTTGGTTGCTGAGGTTGAGGCTGACATCAATTCGCGCAAGGACTGGGTTGAGATGTATGTCAAGGGGCTTGATGTTCTTGGCATGAAGTACGAAGAGCGCACAGAGCCATGGGCTGGTTCTTGTGGTGTGTTTTCTACTTTACTAACTGAGGCTGCTGTTCGCTTCCAATCTGAAACCATCATTGAAACCTTTCCGGCTCAGGGCCCAGTAAAAACGCAAATCATTGGCGCCATTGATAAGATAAAAGAAGATGCGGCCGATCGTGTTCGCACAGACATGAACTTCCAGTTGGTTGATGGCATGCCTGAGTATCGGCCAGAGCATGAGCGCATGCTATTTAACTTGGGCTTAGCTGGCGCCGCATTCAAGAAGGTTTACTTTGATCCCACCCTGGGACGCCAGACATCTATCTTCTGTGGCGCAGAGGACGTGATCATTCCCTACGGCTCATCAGGCGCCCGCACTGCTGAGCGCGTAACGCACGTGATGCGTAAGACAAAGAATGATGTACGCAAGTTGCAAGTTGCTGGCTTCTACCGCGACGTAGAGCTTGGTGAGCCTGTGATGATCCACAACGACGTGGAGAAGAAGAAAGCTGAAGAGCAGGGGTACTCAATTACCGATGATGACCGTTATCAGTTTTTGGAAATCCAAGTTGATTACGATCTGCCCGGCTATGAAGATGATGACGGCGTTGCATTGCCTTACATTGTTACTATTGACCGCGGCACAAATAAAGTTTTATCTGTGTACCGTAACTGGTCAGAGGATGATCCGCATAAATTAAAGCGCCAGCACTTTGTGCAGTATGACTACGTGCCTGGATTTGGCGCGTATGGATTTGGTTACATCCACTTGATCGGCGGATACGCCCGTGCCGGCACTTCTTTAATTCGCCAGTTGGTTGATGCTGGTACGTTATCTAACTTGCCAGGTGGATTGAAGTCCCGTGGCCTGCGCATTAAGGGAGACGACACACCAATCTCTCCCGGCGAATGGCGCGACGTTGATGTGCCAAGCGGCTCTGTGCGCGACAACATCATGCCGCTGCCATACAAAGAGCCAAGCCAAGTGCTGGCCGCTTTGTTAGATCGCATTACAGAAGAGGGCCGCCGCCTGGGCTCTATTGCTGATATGAACATCAGCGATATGAGTGCAAATGCACCTGTTGGAACCACATTGGCATTGCTGGAGCGACAGCTCAAGACAATGAGTGCGGTTCAGGCTCGCGTGCATTACGCCATGAAGCAGGAATTTAAGCTGCTCAAAGACATTATTCGGGACAATACGCCAAGCGAATATGACTATGAGCCACAAGGCGGGGACCGTTTAGCCAAGCGCGAAGATTACGACATGGTGGAAGTCATCCCCGTGTCCGATCCCAACAGCTCGACCATGGCCCAGCGGATCATGCAGTATCAAGCTGTTATCCAGTTGTCTCAAAGCGCACCACAGATCTATGACCTGCCTCAGTTGCATCGCCAAATGATTGAGGTGCTGGGTGTTCGCAACGCAGACAAGCTGGTTCCAGTTGAAGATGACATGAAGCCGCGCGACCCAGTCTCTGAAAACATGGCGTTTTTAAACGGAAAACCAACCAAAGCGTTCATTTACCAAGATCACGACGCGCACATTGCTGTTCACACGGCATTGATGCAAGATCCGTTGATGGCGGCCCAGATTGGACAAAATCCACAGGCTCAGAAGATGATGTCCGAGATTCAGGCGCACATCGCAGAGCACTTGGCCTTTGCCTATCGCAAGAAAGTTGAAGAGCAGTTGGGTGTTCCAATGCCTAAGCCCGATGAGGACTTGCCAGAAGACATTGAAGTGCAATTGTCTCGTCTGGTTGCCCAGGCATCTCAGCAAGTGCTGGCTCAAAGTAAGGGTCAGGCCGCCCAGCAGCAAGCACAACAGCAAGCTCAGGATCCAATTATCCAAATGCAGCAGGCTGAGTTGCAGATTAAGCAGCAAGAGGTTGAGATTAAAAAGCTCAAGGCTCAGGGCGACCTTCAGATTCGGGCAGAGGAGCTTGGTTTGAAGGCGCAAGAGGCCGCTCAAAAGGCTGGCCAAGACCCAGCAATGGCCGCGCAAAGAATGCAAATGGAAATTTCCCAGATGCAAGAAGCGCACGCCATGGAGATGGCCTCAAAACAGTTGGCTTTACAGCAGGCGCAAGCCCAAGCAGAGCAAAAAACTGCAATGCAACAAGCCCAAATGCAACAAAAATTAGCACATGGCGGTCAGGTTCACGCGCAAAAACTGAGCCAAGCCGAACATGCATTTCAACAAAAAAACTCGGCTGCTAAATCGCCGAAGAACTAAGAGGACGAATGGAAAATCAAATTTTGGAGCTTCTCAATAAAAAAATTGAGGAGCAAGTCAAAAGTCATTCAGAGGCTTTGGTGAGCGGCAAGTCTGCGGACTTTGCCTCTTACCGGGAGTTGTGCGGAGTCATCCGAGGTCTCCAGACCGCACAGCGTGAAATTGGCGACCTCGTGCGTAAACTGAAAGACGACAATGACGACTAACTTTAATGCTCAGGCGGTTGATCTGTCTGGCCTGCTTAACAAATCCGTTGAGGAAAAGGCCAAGCAAATCCCCGATCCCGTAACCTATCATCTTCTGTGCATGCTTCCAGAAGCCGAGGAAGAGTACGAGGGTGGACTTATTAAGTCCTCCAAGACAATCCAGTTCGAAGAGCTGCTGTCGCCCGTGCTTTTTGTGGCCAAAATGGGACCAGATGCATTTAAAGATGAAAAACGCTTTCCAAGCGGCGCAAGCTGCAAGGTCGGTGACTTCATCATCGTGCGCCCAAATACGGGTACGCGCATGAAAATTCACGGTACCGAGTGGCGATTATTGAATGACGACGCTGTAGAAGCTGTTATTCAAGATCCCCGCGGCATCCAACGAGTTTAAGGAGCCATTATGAGCGAAGCAGATAAAACAGAATTTGAATTTCCTGACGAAGTAGAGAGCAAGCAATCGCGCGCCGGCTCTAAAGTGGTTCAGCCTGAAAAATCTGAAGAGCCCGAAATTGAGGTTGTTGATGACACTCCTGAAGAGGATCGTGATCGCAAGCCAATGGAGGAGCCTCCCAAGGATGTTTCTGATGATGAGCTGGCCAAATACGACGAGAGCGTACGAAAGCGAATCCAGCACTTCACAAAGGGCTACCACGAGGAGCGCCGAGCAAAAGAGGCGGCCCTTCGTGAGCGCGAAGAGGCTGTAAAACTTGCCCAGCAGATCGTTGAGGAGAATAAAAAACTCAAAGGTTCGCTGCATCAAGGCCAAAGCGCCCTACTGGAGCAGGCTAAAAAAGTTATTGCCAACGAAATGGAGCAGGCTAAGCGCCGCTTCAAAGAGGCATACGAAAGTGGTGACGCAGACGCACTAACGGCAGCTCAAGAAGAGATGACGATGGTGAAGATGAAATCTGAGCGAGTAAATAATTTTCGCCCAGCCCCTGTACAAAGTGAACAAAACAGAGTACAAATACAGTCACCAGCACCAGTGAGGCCCCAGCTTGATGCAAAAACTCAAGAATGGACCGAGAAAAACACTTGGTTTGGCAATGACGATGAGATGACCAGCTTTGCACTTGGATTCCACAACAAGCTGGCCAAATCTGGAATTACACCGTCATCGCAGGAATATTACGATCGCATCGACGCTCGTATGAGACAGGTCTTTCCGGATGCTTTCGAGTCCGGAAAAACTGAAGCCTCGGAGGATGCTACTCCTTCTCCGAAGAAATCGAATGTTGTTGCACCAGCGACGCGCAGCACAGCGCCTAAAAAGATCGTGCTGACAAAAACGCAGGTGGAACTCGCTAAGCGGTTGGGACTGACCAATGAACAGTACGCCCGCGCAGTTGCGGCAGAAATGAGGAAATGAAAATGGCTACGAAAGAATTTGACAACCGTGAGCCGCGTGCTCTTCAAACCCGTGCCTCTTTTGAGCGCCCGAAAAAGTGGAGTCCGCCCCAGCTTTTGCCCGATCCGACACCGGAAGAGGGTTACGCTTACCGCTGGATTCGCATTAGCACTCTCGGCAAAGACGATCCAACCAACGTTTCCGGAAAACTAAGCGAGGGATGGGAACCCGTAAAGGCATCAAGCCACCCAGAAATTCAACTGTTCAGCTCAGGCTCAGGCCGATTCCCGGACAGTATTGAAGTCG